CCCTGCGATTCGACATACCACACCGAGCCGAGACCGAGCGGGGTCTTGACGGGAACGGGGCGGGCGAATTCGTGGATCATTGGAGATTTGAAATTTGAGATTTCAGAAAGTGAGGCAGGGCTGGGCGATACCACATTGGGCTGAACCTGGCCGCACAGATGTTATGTCTGCCGCTTTCAGCACCCTGCCAAAAGATGTGCAGGCGCCCCACTCGTCTCGCTCGGTGGAGCTGGGCATCCCGGAGATGGTCCGCGGCGTCACACCACATGAACGCCGGCGAGAACCCGCTTGAGCCTGCAACTTGAAAGTCATTTCGATTGTTTGCGCTTGCGCATTTCAGCGCAGAGGGCGTCGGCCTTTTTCTTCGCCTCTTTGGCGACAAGTTTCTGCCGCTGGCTTTTCAGCAGCACAATCGTCTTGTCGATCTCTTCGATTTCGGGCGTCATGATTTTGTACTTCTCCATAAAGTCAGGGCTGTCCGTTCACGCAGATGTAGAGGAAGCCAAAATTGGCAAAACTGTATCCGGCAAAAGCCACGGCGAGACCGGCGTTTCCCTCGCGCCAAAAGCCCACCGCGGTGATGGCGTAGCAGATGGTGGTGATGACGAGCGGGGTGAAGGTCATTCCGCGTCCTCCTCCTTGCCGCAGCGGATGGCCCAGGCAAACATGGCGCCGTAGGAAGCCAAGGCGCCGAGCACTACGCCCAAGGCGAGGCCGATGAGGATGTATCCGGCGGCGGTCATTCGTGGACGCGCCTCCACTTGTCTTTCCACATCGACCTCGCCATCATGGCGGACTTCTCGGCGACTGCTTCTTCGCTCATGTCGGGGCAGACATGGTGCAGAAGCTCATGCAGAACCGTGTCTAGCTCGTCCGCGCCGGATTGGCGGGGATCGATGTAGACTTTGCCGTCGCCCATGGTCATGCCGTCCGCTTTTTCGCGGCCGAGCTTCTTGCGGACGATGGCGATGGTTCTGCGCGGGGGCATTAGGCGAGGTCGGCTTGTCTGGCATCGCACTCGGCGCCGCACGCGGCGTATCCGGCGACATCGATCCAGTTGTCCGCTTTGTGGCAGTGCGCTTGGCGGGCGATCTTTACCAAGATCATCAGCGCGGCGATGTCGGATGCCGTGACCAAGACCTGCGCGCCGTTGGTGCGCGACAGGTAGCTGCTGAACATCTCGGCCTGCGTTGCGAAGTCATCTGCGGGCGAGCCGTAATCCTCGTTGCGCGCTCCGCACACGGCGGATGATGCGGCGTCGAGTGTTTGCTTGGCGGTTTGCATCAGGCGGCTTTCTTCGCCATGAGCTGGACGTAGTGGAGGTTGAGACGCGCTTGGAAGACCTTCCAGAACGGCTCGGCTGAGAACATCCAAGCGACCTCGAAGTCATCCGGGGATTCCTTGCCGATGCGGACGATGCCGCGGCGCTGGACTTTCATGTCCGGGCGGTTCTCGTTCCAGAGTTGCTCGTAGCCAGCGAGCTGGACTTTGTGGGCGCCAACGATGGCTTTGGATGTCTTCCAGTCGAGGAGGACGATCTTGCCGTCACGGTCGCGGGACGGTGCATCGATGGTGCCGCCGAAGAGATATTGCTCGGAGACCAACTGCACTTCCGGCTCAATGACGGTGAGACCTTCTTCGTCCCACCAGCGGCGGAAGTTGTTGTAGGCGATGGTGGCCTTCTCAACGTCTGCTGGGGAGAACTCGGAGAGGTCGGGTTCGTGGTTGTGCAGGAAGCACTCGATCATAAAATGCGCCACGGTCCCGATGTCGGCTGCCTTATCTCTCACTCGTCGGTAGTCTTGGCCTTCGCATCCCAATTTCCATGCCCAGTGGATGAGTCCGCTGCTGTCCTCGCCGATTTTGGCGATGGTTGAGGCGCCGGGAACGTCGGTGCCGTCTTTGAGCGGATACTTCTGGTGTGCGCGGGTCTTTTCGAGGCGTACGATTTTGCGTCCGTCCTCGGTGAAGCGATCCGGCTCGGCGGGCTTGGTGGCCTTGGCCGAAGGGGAGCGGCGTTTTGCCGCCCCCCTTGTGGATTTGGTTGTGGTGTTTTTCTTGGGCATAAGAATTACCAGCTAATTTCTTCGTCGTCGGTGCCGGTCTTGCGAGCGGCGGGCTTGGCTTCCGAAACGTCGAAGCCGTAGGCCACGGCGCTGCCGCCGTCGCCCCAAGTGACGAGGTCATGCACCATGACAGCCTTGGGCTGCAGGGTGATGCCGGCGCCGAGCGTGCCGGTGTACCAGCAGTATGGAACGACCGCGACTTGGATCTTGCTGCCGCCGCCGACATTATCGGTGATGATGTCGCCGGAGGCGTTGAAGAGCTTCGGTGCGCGGCTGTAGGTCTCGCCGGCTTTGTCTTTGCCCACGGCTTTGACCTTGAGCTTCAACTGAACGAGACCGTCGTTGTCTTCCCACGGCGCGGCGTGGAGCTTGAGTTTGTCTTTTTTCAGCTCGGCTTTCTTCTCGGCAACGAATGCGGAGAAAAGCTCTTCGGCTTGCTTGATGAACGGTTCGGCTTCCTCGGCGGTTAGCTCGAGGTTGACTTTGAACACTCCCACGTCGTCGAACTTGGTGTCGGGACGGTTGAGGTGAGGATAGCGGGCGATGCCCACGGGTGTGGTTAGGGTTTTGTTTGGCATATTATGCGTTGGTTGGTTGTGTTTTTGGTTGGATAGGAAAGTCGGAGTGACGCAGGAGTTCGCAGAAGTCCTCCATGGTCAGCGTGACCAGCATGCGGCAGTGGTCTTTGCGGTGGATGACGGCGCAGTGTTTGCGTCCGCAGTCGCGGTAGGCTTGCGCGATGGCGGCGTCTAGGTCGAAGCGGGCGCGGCCGTGGCGTTTGCACTCGAAGTGCCAATCCGGCAAGCAGGGCACGATCACGTCGGGCGCACTGATCCCCCAAGATCCTTGGCTGACTTGCGCGCCCCGCTTGGCCGGAAAACCTTCGGCGGTCAATGCCTTGGCGACTTCGCGCTCGAAGCTGGCGCCTTTCTGGCGGGAGTTAATCATGCGGCGCCCCCGCTTCGACAATTTTAAGCGCCTCGACTGCCATGTCGGCGGCTTGCTGAGGACTGCGCACCGCGGTTGCCGCGGCCGTGACGTGCGTGAGAAAATACATGCGCATCGATGTGATAAGAGTATCAATCAACAAAGAGTCAGGGTTGTCGCTTTGGCGCTGGCTACTCATTGATCGCCTCCCAAAGTTGTTTCGCCGGTGCGTAGACGGAGCCGTCGCTGTCGCTGGTGCGTCCCGCGGGTGCGGTGCCTTCAAAGCGGGTGAGCGAGGGACGCCATGTGAGGTTGAGCGTGCCGGTGCGGCCGGCGCGGTGCTTGGCCACGATAAGCTCGGCGTCTTGCACTTCCGGTTCCTCGTCTTGCACGGCGTAATACGCGGGGCGATGGATCAAGCAAACGATGTCGCTGTCCTGCTCGATACTGCCGCTCTCGCGGAGGTCGCTAAGTTTCGGGCGGTTGTCGCTGCGCTGCTCGGCTTGGCGGTTGACCTGGGCGGCGGCGACAACCGGGATGCCTAACTCCATGCTCATGGCTTTGAGGCCGCGGCTGACGAAGCCGACTTCGTTTTCGCGGCTTTGGGCGCCGGAGTGGCTGACGAGCTGCAGGTAATCAACGAAGATGCACTTGACGTTCCACCGGCGGACGGCGAGGCGGGCGCGGCCACGGATGTCGAGAAGCGTGAGGCCGCCACGATCGTCAACGTAGAGGGGTTCGTTGCTGAATTGCGTGGCGGCGTCGAAGATGCGGTGCTTGATGCTGGCGGTGAGGAAGCCGTTCCGAATGATCTCGGTGTTCGTCTCGGCGCGGCCGAGGACTACGCGCGCGGCCAACTCGTTGGCGGGCATCTCGAGGGAGAAGTAAACGACCGGAACGCCACGGCGGGCCATATTGTCCGCCATATTCAGCATGAGCGCGCTTTTGCCCATGGCGGGTCTGCCGGCGATGATGGTGAGCTGGCCTCCGCGGAGTCCGCCGGTGACTTGATCCAGATCACGGATGCCGGTTTGCAACCCGAGCTTTTTGCCGCCGGCCATGAGGCTCTCTAGCTCTTCGAGGAGGCCCGGGACGATGGCGCTGGGGGCGCGCATGCTGTCGGTGGCGGTGGTGAGGGAAAGGCTGAGGACGCTCTCGCCGGCTTGCTGGAGGACGCTGTCGGCGTCCGCGGCCATGTCCTGGGCGGCGGCTTGCATGGCGACGCTGGCGTCGATGATGCGGCGGCGCGCGTGGAGGTCGCGGAGGGTTTGCGCATGATATTCGACCGCGGCGCTGCCTCCGGCGTAGTCGCCGAGCATCTCGGTGAGGGCGCCGGCGCCGCCAACGAAGTTGAGTTTGTGCTGCGCGTCGATGCGCTGGGTGACGGCGATGACGTTGGGCGTGCCGCCTTCACCGCGGACTTCGGCGATGGTCTCGTAGATGAGGCGATGCGCGGGCGTGTAGAAAAGATCGGCGTGGATGCCGGAGACTTCGTCGCAAAGTTTGGGATCGGCCATGAGCGAACCGAGGACGGTGCGCTCGGTGGCGGGGCTTTGCGGGACGGTGCGTTTCATTTAGGCGGCGCCTCCGTCGTCATTGTTTTCCAAGATCACTATGACAATGAATGTCAGGACGATCAGCGCGAGGTAGGTCAGAATGAGCGCGTTCATTTTCTTCCTTCCTGCGGGCGAGTTGTGCGCGGCGACGTTCCCAGCGGTCGCAGGCTGCATCGACTAAGCGAAATGATTCTTCGAGCCATGGTGTGATGTGGTGTTCGGGCGGTGGTGGTGGTTGATGCTCAGTGGCCATGACGTGGGACTTCTAATTGTCGTGGCGTGATCTGTAGGCATATGTTGGCAAATGTAGGCATGAGGGTCAAGGGTTTTTTGGCAGGATGGGCCATTTTTTTAGGTGGCCGAAATCGCGGGGTTCGCTGACGGAGGTGACCTTGCCGCACACGCCGCACAGGTCTTCGTGCCAGGTCGAGACGTGGCCGGCGGGCATGCCGCGGCCGTGGGCTTCGCCGCAGGGGCGGCAGATCCAGTCGGGGTAGGGAAACTGCTCGCGGACCTTCTCCAAGATGTCGGAGAGGGAGTCTTCTTTGGCGAAGATGCGCTCGTAGTTGGCCCGGTAGCGGTCGCCGTTGACCGGCCGCGGTTGGTCACCCTTGCCGGCGCTCATCGGATGCCGGTGGCCTCTTCGATGGCGTCATGCGCCTCGTTGGCGACTTCGTTGGAGGGCTTGACGCAGCGGTTGATGACGCGGATGAGGCGATTGTTGGAGCGGATCAGCTCACGGACTTGCGCCTCGAGCGAGGCGGTGTTGTCCGCGAAGTTGGAGCCGAAGCCGACTGAGCCGACAACCAAGTCAGGGATCATGGTGCTCACGCTGTGGCCCTCCGTTGCTGGCCGATGGCGGCGCGGCCGAAGAGCCATTCGCTGCGGCGGAAGTTGGCGCTGGTGATGAGGCCGCGCTTGGCGAGGAAGCGGTCGCAGGCTTTCTGCATGAGCAGGTGGTTGATCTGCGGGAGGCCCGGCACGCCGCGCTCAACCTCGGTGATGCAGCCGTTTTTGAATTTCATTTGCGGGCCTCCTCAAGCTGAATGGCCAGTTGAGCGACCAGTGCGCGCAGGACCATGACGGTGCTGATGGCTTCGTCGGCAATCTGCTCAAGGTATTCGACGTTGACGTTGAGGTTGGTTTTCGGCGCTTTGCGGGCGCTCGCCTTTTTCTTGGTGCCTTTGGCGGGTTTCATAAAATTACTGGTCAAATGTACAGGGAGGGTCGGACATTTGTTGGGTGACCCCTAAAGATTCTTGGGAATTAGCCATTGCGAGTTGGTCAAAGAGTTCCCAGTTGTTGGGTTGGCGGTCGGCAATTGCTCCGCCATAAGCGCTGGTCCACGACCTGCGCGCCCTCTGCCTTAATTCTGGCGGCACATAACCTGTATTGGTGCGATTCCCAAGCTCGGCGCGACTGTAAACAAGCCACTGATCGCGATCCCACATGTAAAAAACCAAAATATCGTATGCCTTAGCGCTGTAGGGAATGCCACCGCGGCTGCTGTTGTGTATTCGATACCGTTGTTGCGTGGGTCCAGATTGTAAAAACCCGTGCTTAACTTGAACGAATTGGGGTCGAATATCGTCTCGGTCCGCAATAATGTCGTAGCCCTTGTGGTTGCCGCCGAGGACGGCGCAATCGTATCCGCGAAGCGTCAGCTCAATAGCGCAGCGATATTCGGCGATCTCGCCGCGCTTTCTTTCCTCGTCGTAATCTCGAAATGGGCAATCTGCGGCGTCCGCCGGCACAATGATGCCGCCCTCGGTCACCGCAGAATGCTCGCCATCGGTCAGCGCAAATAAAGCCGGCTGCGTCACGCTGCGTTCTCCTTGGCGAACTGTTCGCGCATCTCGGCGAGGGAGCGCTCGAGGGCGGACTGCTTGGGTTGGCCTTGCACAGGCAAAGGGATCGGCTGGCGCTGTTGGCGCAGCTTCTGCAGCTCGTCGGGGAAGACGACGCCGGAGTAGTTGTTGACGATGGCGCGCTCCATCTTTTCAACCGCATCGCGCTCGTTGAACTCGGCTAATTGCTTGAGGAGTCGGCGGGCGCCAATCTCAGTGAGGGGCGATCGCTTCTGGCGCTTGTGCTCAATCAGATCAACCCAGACCGCAGCGAACCCGGGGCCGTGAGGCAGGGGCAAGGATGCTGGGTCGAATTTGGGAGCGGTGGCGCGTTTGGGTTTCGGGGCTTCCTTTTCCGAAGAAGGTGGCGAAGGCGATGGAATCGCCGGAGCGGGCGCGTCAGCGCTATTATTTCGTTTCTTATCGTTATCTATTGTTGGGGTGCAGGGATTGCACCACTTGGGTGCAGCATTTGCACCACTTAGGTGCATTTCCTGCACCCATCTCCCAGACTTAGGTGCATTTCCTGCACCCATCTTGGCCACACCGGGGATGGTCCAGATGCTGGCCTGCAAACCGCTGCCGGCAACCTTCCGGCTGCCCTTGGTCACCAGCACCAGCTCGCCGGACTCCTGCAGGCGGCGCAGGCAGTCGGCAACTGTGCGGCGGGCCAGCCGGGTCTTCTCCTCGAGCTTGCCCCATGAACCGAAGCAGTTGCCCGCCTCATCGGCGAAATCCGCCAGAGCCAGTAGGACAAGCCGGTCGGCGCCTTCCGCGGGCGACTGCGTCCAGACGTAGTTGGTAGCGGCTACACTCATCGGGCTTTGAGGAGGCGGGATTTGCGGCTGACATCGCTGCTTTCAAAGATCAGATCGCCCTCGACCGAGGCCATGCCGGTGTAGCGCGCCTTGAGGCGGTTGTACGGCGGGTTGGCCGGCATCCAGCTAGCGGCGTCCTTTACCCAGCAGCGCACCGGGACCGACCAGTCTGGCACCTCGACGAACAGGAGGTGAGGGTGGCGGGCAGGCTGATGGCGGCAGATCACGGCGCCGACCTCATCGCCGGAATTGTAGCCCACCTGCTTGGCGGTCTCTTCGGCCTGCTCCTTGGGGGTAAGCGCCTTGGCGGGCGAGGGAATTTCGGCTTTGGGCGCTGGCTTGGCGGGTTCCGCGGCGACAACCTGGGCGGGTTGACTGATGGGTTGGCTGATTGCTGACTTTGCTTTGGTGAGGATGTCTTTGATCATAGGTTAGGCTTTGAGCGCGTCTTCGATGACGTGCCAGTTGTTGAGGGTTGAGAGGTCGGTGATGGTTAGCTGCAATTGGCCAGCGATTGCT